TGGACATCACGGCATTTGTGCTGGTGTTCCCACCGGAGGATGAGGACGACAAGTATGTGATCCTGCCGTACTTCTGGATTCCAGAGGACAACATGGAACTTCGTGTCCGGCGCGACCATGTGCCCTATGATATTTGGGAGCGCCAAGGTCACCTTCTGACCACAGAAGGCAATGTCGTTCACTACGGTTACATCGAAAAGTTCATCGAGCGACTGGGCGAACGTTTCAATATCCGGGAGATCGCCTTTGACCGTTGGGGCGCTGTACAGATGGTGCAGAACCTGGAAGGCATGGGCTTTACCGTAGTACCCTTCGGTCAGGGCTTTAAGGATATGTCTCCGCCCACCAAGGAGCTGATGAAACTGGTGCTGGAGGAAAAGATCGCCCACGGCGGTCATCCGGTACTGCGGTGGATGATGGACAACATCTTCATCCGCTCCGACCCAGCTGGCAACATCAAGCCGGACAAAGAAAAATCCACAGAGAAAATCGACGGTGCCGTGGCAACCATCATGGCACTTGACCGTGCGATCCGCTGTGGCAACGATACCAGCGCTTCGGTCTACGATGACCGGGGCATTTTGTTTATCTGAGCCTCTTTGTGCAACCGCCTATGATTTTGCAAAATCATAATCCGGCTGCATGATTTTCTGCTATACTGATGCTATCAACAGAAATACACAGGAGGTTCGCATATATGCAGCGTGAGTCCGACTACAAGGCATTCCTCATGCAGGAGAAAACCATTACCAGCAAGAAAGCTGTAGACTCAAGAATGGCAAGGGCCAGAAAGGCTGAAAGCATTCTGGGTCAGCAGCTGGACATCATCGTCGCGGATGATGATCTGATGTATGATTCCCTTGTCCAATTGAAGCCCCACGAAGACCTGGCACATACCCCCATGCAAAATGCCCTGCGGAAGTATTATAAGTTCTTCAACGGGAAGGAATTCCCACAGCTTCGTTACTATAAGAGATAACCCAATACTTGAGAGCGTCTATCGGAAACGGTAGGCGCTTTTCTTATGCCCAAATGAAGGAGGTTTGAATGCACAAACCCACACTACACGTGGTGTCGTTGTCCGGGGGTAAAGATTCCACCGCCATGCTTCTGCGAATGCTTGAAGAAGGCTGGCCTGTGGACTTGATCCTGTTCTGTGATACCGGAATTGAATTCGAAGCCATGTACCGCCATATCGACAAATTGGAGCAGTACATTGGCAGACCTATCACACGGCTCAAAGCGGAACAAAGCTTTGAGTATCTGTTTCTGGAGCATATGCCAAAACGCCGTAATCCCGAACTGGCTGACAGAAAGGGATTTAGCTGGGCCGGTCCCCGAAACCGATGGTGTACAGCTACACTTAAGACCCGCGTCATTGATCGCTTCCTGAAGGATCTGGCGAAAGACCATGAGCTGGTTCAGTACATCGGCATCGCTGCTGACGAACCGAAACGAGTCAGGGAGATGCGCTATCCTCTGGTGGAATGGGGCATGACGGAAGCCGACTGCCTTGCTTACTGCCGGGAACGCGGCTTTGACTGGGACGGTCTGTATGACATTTTCCACCGTGTGTCCTGTTGGTGCTGTCCGCTGCAATCCTACGATGAACTGAGAAAGCTTCGTAAGCACTTCCCTGAAAAGTGGGAACAGCTCAGAGTCTGGGACAAACAGACCTGGCGCACATTCGTAAAACACTATTCTGTAGAACAACTGGAAAGACGCTTTGCATTTGAGGACGACCGCCTTGCACAAGGGCTGCCCATCAAAGGCAAGGCGTTTTTTGATGCCCTCAAAGAACACATGAAGGAGAGTGAACCCTAATGGCCATTCTGTCTGGTTTGTTCCGTTCCAGAGACAAGCCCCAAAACCGTACCGTCGGCAGCAGCTACAGCTTTTTCCTGGGCAACAGCGCCTCCGGCAAGCCGGTCACGGAACGCTCCGCCATGCAGATGACGGCAGTGTATTCCTGTGTCCGAATCCTTGCGGAGGCCGTTGCCGGTCTGCCTGTCCACCTTTACCGATACACCGAGGACGGCGGCAAAGAGAAGGCTTTGGATCATCCGCTGTATCGTCTGCTCCATGATGAGCCGAACCCGGAAATGAGTTCTTTCGTGTTCCGGGAGACACTCATGACCCATCTGCTTCTCTGGGGCAATGCCTATGCCCAGGTTATCCGAAACGGCAAAGGCGAAGTGGTGGCACTGTACCCGCTGATGCCCAACAAAATGACCGTGGACAGAGATGAAAACGGTCAGCTGTACTACACCTACCGCCGCTCCAAGGAGGAAGCCCCCACCATGGAAGGTTCCTCGGTGACCCTGAAACCCTCCGATGTGCTGCACATTCCCGGTCTGGGCTTTGACGGTCTGGTGGGCTACAGCCCCATTGCCATGGCAAAGAACTCCATCGGCATGGCCATTGCCTGCGAGGAGTACGGCGCTAAGTTCTTCGCCAACGGCGCTACACCCGGCGGCATCCTGGAACACCCCGGCACGGTCAAAGACCCTCAGAGGGTGCGTGACAGCTGGAACTCTGCCTTCGGCGGCAGCTCCAACGCCAATAAGGTGGCGGTGCTGGAAGAGGGCATGAAATACACGCCCATCTCCATTTCCCCGGAGCAGGCGCAGTTCCTGGAAACCCGAAAATTCCAAATCAATGAAATCGCTCGAATTTTCCGAGTGCCGCCCCATATGGTCGGCGATCTGGAAAAGTCGAGCTTTTCCAATATTGAGCAGCAGTCCCTTGAGTTTGTGAAATACACCCTGGACCCCTGGGTGGTGCGTTGGGAGCAGTCCATTCAGCGTGCCCTTCTGACCCAGGAGGAAAAGCAGAAGTATTTTGTCAAGTTCAATCTGGAAGGTCTGCTCCGTGGCGATTACCAGAGCCGCATGAACGGCTACGCCATCGGTCGCCAGAACGGCTGGATGTCCGCTAACGACATCCGAGAGCTGGAAAACCTCGACCGCATCCCTGCGGAAGACGGCGGCGACCTGTACCTCATTAATGGCAATATGCTCCCCCTGAAAAATGCGGGTGCTTATGCAAACCTCACTACCGAAGGAAAGGAGAACAAAACCGATGAAGAACAAGAAGTTCTGGCAGTGGAAGAACGAGGCCGCAAGCGAAAGCGGTGAGGCCGTGCGTGTTCTGGAGCTGAACGGCACCATTGCCGAAGATAGTTGGTTTGACGATGACATCACCCCCAAGATGTTCCGGGACGAGCTGTTCGCAGACACCGGTGATGTGGTCATCTGGATCAACAGCCCCGGCGGCGACTGCATCGCTGCAAGCCAAATCTACACCATGCTCATGGACTACACAGGCAATGTCACCGTCAAGATCGACGGCATCGCCGCATCCGCTGCATCCGTGATCGCCATGGCAGGCACCAAGGTTCTCATGGCTCCCACCGCACTGATGATGATCCACAACCCCGCCACCTTTGCATTCGGTGACCACGAAGATATGCGTCGTGCCATTGAGATGCTGGACGAGGTCAAGGAGTCCATCATCAATGCCTACGAGATCAAGACCGGCCTGTCCCGTGCCAAGCTCAGCCACCTCATGGAAAACGAGACCTGGATGAACGCCAACAAGGCTGTGGAGCTGGGCTTCGCAGACGGCATTCTGGAGGATGCCAAGCGTATGCCCGCTGCTGATTCCTATGCCTTCTCCGGCAAGACCGTGGAGGCTGCCATCATCAACAAAGCCCGTGCCAAGGCCAAGCCCGCCGCGCAGGCAAAGCCCACCGGTCGTTCCGTGGACGAACTCATGGAGCGACTCAATCTGCTGAAATATTAACTTTTGGAGGTAACTACTATGACTATCAACGAACTGCGCATTAAGCGCGCCAAGGCCTGGGAGGCCACCAAGGCATTCCTGGATTCCCACCGCAACTCCGATGGCGTTCTGTCCGCAGAGGACGATGCCACCTACACCCGCATGGAGCAGGAAGTCACCGACCTGGGCAAGGAGATCGCCCGTCTGGAGCGCCAGGAGGCCGTCGACCGTGAGATGAACGCTCCCACCAGCCAGCCTCTGACCCAGAAGCCCGGCAACACCAAGACCGAGGAAAAGACCGGTCGTGCCACCGATGCCTACAAGGCTGCGTTCTGGAACGCTACCCGCGCGCGTGACGGCATTACCTATGAGGTGCGTAACGCTCTGCAGGTCGGTGCCGACTCCGAGGGTGGCTATCTGTGTCCCGATACCTTTGCGGACGAGCTGGTCAAGGGTCTGACCGCCCAGACCGTTGTCCGTTCCCTGGCAAAGGTCATCAACACCTCTTCCGGCCAGCACAAGATCCCTGTTGTCGCTTCTCGCGGTACTGCGTCCTGGATTGAAGAGGAAGGTCCCATCCCCGAGGGCGACGACATCTTCGGTCAGCAGCACATCGGTGCCCACAAGGTTGGTACTCTGATCAAGGTGTCCGAGGAACTGCTGCATGACTCCGCGTTCGACCTGGAGCAGTACTTCATCGATGAGTTCGCACGTCGTATCGGTAACAAGGAGGAAGATGCCTTCCTGAACGGTGACGGTGCAGGCAAGCCCACCGGCATCCTGAACGATGCCGAGGTCGGTGTCACCGCAGCTTCCGCAACCGCCATCACCGCAGATGAGCTGGTTGACCTGTTCTACTCCCTGGATGCGCCTTACCGCACCAACGCTGTGTGGCTGGTCAACGACTCCACCATGCGTTCTATCCGTAAGCTGAAGGATGCCAACGGTCAGTACCTGTGGCAGAAGGCTCTGCACGAGGGTGACCACGAGACCCTGCTGGGCAAGCCCATCTTCCATTCTCCCTTTGCTCCCGAGCTGGGTGCCGGTAAGAAGGCTGTGGCGTTCGGCGACTTCTCCTTCTACTGGATCGGTGACCGCACTGGCATTACCTTCCGTCGCCTGAACGAGCGTTACGCCGACACCGGTCAGGTTGGCTTCCTGGCTACCAAGCGTGTCGACGGCAAGCTGATTCTGCCCGAGGCCGTTAAGGTCCTGCAGATGAAGGCTGCGTAAGTGAAACGCCATGAGCTATAACACCAAGAACTACACCGAGCAGGGTGGCGACACCACTGTGATCGGCGGCACGCTGGAAATCAAGGAGGGAGCCCAGGTCAAAGGGCTCCCCGCAAGCTATATTCTCGTCGACTGTGGTGGCGTTCTGCTGGAGGAAATGCTGGCGGGGCCTGTGGATATTACCAAGGCGATCTCCGTCAAGGAGTTCCAGAATATCTGCAAAACGCCTTTGCCCAAAGTGGTCACCGGTTTGCACCAGGGCAACAAGGACCACCACTTTCATATGCAGTGCGTCTGTAACAGCGAAAGCGACATGGTCGGCGCTGCCTGGCTGGTCAACGGCTCCACAGCTGCCATGACCACGCTCTTCTCGGCGTACATCTACGTGGAGAACAAGCGCGTCTTCATCAGAGCGCACATGAAAGAACTGACCTGATCCTTAATGGCAGCATCGTTTTGAGCGGTGCTG